CATCGGTAATGTCCAGATCTAGGTTGTCCATGATTTCATCTCTTGTTACGACCTCAGTGTCAGTAACTTCACCGGCTGCCACCTCTTTCTCAAGAGTTTTGCCGATGTCGTTCAAATCAATGACAACAACTTCGTCTTCGGTTAAATGAGCGTGAGGTGCCTGATCCACAACTTCTTGAGTTTCTGGGTCAGCTTCTTCAGCCACTGGAGCGGTGTCCATTTCCAAAGCAGGTTCTTCAAGCCCCAATAAGGAGTCGTCTTCCTGTTCTAAAAGCTGTGTGACCGCCGTGCGAACTTCGTTAGAGTACTTCTCTATAACAGCAGATTCGGCGTTTTTGATAGCCGCCTCTCTGAGTGTCTTGGCATCAACGATTGCTTGTTCTAACATGCTGGACATAAATCAATCCCCTCTTTTCTGATGAAAATACATCACCAATAAATAGTTGATTGTTTATCCTAACGACCAGTTTTGTTGGACAATATTATATTCTGCGCAGTGAGCATGGTCGCGAGCAATACGGATTTCGGCATCAAGTAAAGAACTATGTTCTCTATGACCCCATAATGTAGTAGACATAAATGTTCATATTGCCGGCGGTTATAACGTGCGCTGGGTCGGCGGCAATAACGGTGCAAGTCAATGTGGAGGCACCATTGAGTTTTCCGGTGAGGATGGACATGGTAGCAGCCTCCTCAGCGGCGAAGGCGGAGAGTGGAGCGGATCCGCCGAAGGCATTAAAGAAATCAATCGGTCCTGGCGCGGCGGCGTGTACATTTCCGGTGGTAGCGAGTTGCATTTCCGTTGTTGCTCCGGCGACAAACGCCGTGGTAATATCCAAGAGAGCCCTAGTGATTATGGCGTTATCGGGCAGGGTGACGCCCAGAACGTGTGCGCCCAGAGCATACTCACTGGCTCCGATGTTTATTACTGCTACTCTTTCTAGTCCTGTCCAGATTCCTTCACTTGGAGCCGTCACGGTGCTAGCATCCAAAAGGTTGAGTTCGGCAGGAGTGGACGTAATAGCCACCCCACCAACAGACAGAGCAGTCGCGTTGGCTGTGCCGGCGACATCAAGAAGTTCTGTTGGGTTCGTAATCCCGATACCGAGTTCGCCCGTGGAGCGGAGTGTCATCTGGGGACTAGAATATGCTCCAGATCCTCCTGCTGCGAAATCAAGACCAGCCGAAGATGCTCCGAAAAAGGTGTAGTTGGTACCATTGTCCACCTGTAGCGTAGCACGACCGGCGCTACCCTCTATTCGTGAGACAATCTGTCCACCTCCATTGTCCTTGATGTGAAGACCTTGGCTCGGTGCGTCGGTTCCAATGCCAACATAGGAGTTGGTACCCTCTACAAAGATAGCAGGATTGTCTTGTGCTCCTTGTGTATCCACGCGGAAAGCATCTGTTCCGTCAGAGCCTGAAATATGGAGCAGGGCTAATGGGTCTGTTACTCCGATACCAACTGAACCAGATTGGTCAATCACAAACCAGTCACCACCATTATCCGAGTGGTTGCTATTAACCTCCATCACGTTTTTGGCGCTGCCTGGGTATTGACCGAGACCCAAGACGCCCAAGGAGCCGAAGGCATCCACGATGTTGAATCGCTGTCCCAGATCTACACCCCCGGCAAAGGTTTGACCTCCGGCAGAGTTAAACGTGATAGCGCCTGATTGGACCTTGAACCAATCGGACCCTCCTTCCGACTCGACAAGGAAGGCAAGACCGTCGTCCTGTATGTTAAGAGCAGCGGAAGGATAGGCGGTTCCTATACCGACTAATCCTGAGCCTGTTATGCTCATAATGGGGTTATCACTAGTATGATTTCCGTGGTCAACCCTGAAGAGGAGATTTTCAAGCCCGGCTACAGACGAAGAGATATGAAGTTGGGCTGTAGGCGTCTCTGTCCCTACGCCCACTTTGCCGTCGGATGCTACCTGTAGCCCGCGGGCTTTTATGGCGTATGCTTGAGAGCCGACAGTCTGAGAGGTGGTAACTGTAAGGTGAGTTGCGTCAGTGAAAGCAGTAATAGCCCCAGAACTTGTGCCATCAGCGTACACAAACTCCGAACCTATCATGGCGGCGGTCCAAGTGGTACCCACGCCAGTTACGACCAGGGCGGCTTGGGATGCCGTACCTGTATCGTATAGTGTCGGAGTGACGGTCAGTGGGTTTGCGGGCGAGGCTGTTCCAATGGCAACACTGCCGCTCACCTCTAAGGAGCCAGTTATATCTACGCTGCCAGTGACTTGGTGGGTGTCGGTCAGGGCGGTACCCCACTTTGTAGAGCCTGGAATGATATTTTGTGATGGTGAAAACCCGCTATTTCCGCTGCCAAATCCGCCCATTGTCGTAGTCTCCTGCCGTTATATAAGTTTAAGCGTCAATGCCTGCGCCGGTCAATGTCCACATGTTGCCTGGGGCTATTCCTGTCAACTCCGCAAACAGTTGGAAGTTGCTTGAGGCACCCGAATCGTTTGAAATCCAGATTGACTTTGTCTTGACGTTGAGGGTCACAGAGGTGTTCACCGCATCAAGTGTGATGAAATGTAGTTTAGCGGGGTCACAAGCATCAGCCTGAGGAGCGAAATGAACTCTGAGGGCGTCATTACCTGACGCATCTTTGTTGATAACTGTGATTGACTTCGTGACATTTGGGAAATCAACTTGAACCTCTGCACCGTCGGCAACTACACTTCCTGTAAGGAAAGGAGTGCCAGCGACCTGGTATGACCCAACACTTGAAATCCCTGGGGATCTGTTGTAAAAACCTTCAAAGTATGGGGCTGTATCTGGTGATGTCGCCATTATCTGTTCCTCCGCTTCTTGAAGCTAACTCCAGTTGTAAGTAGTTCGTTTCTCTTTCTATTGACCTGCTGTATAACTCTTTTGCGCTGCATACGCCTTTCGGTCGCAAGGACGCTTGGCTTTTTAAAATATTGTCGCTCGCGACACTCATCGATGATTCCGCTTCTCTTCACCTTCTTTGAGAACTTCCGGATCATCTTTTCATTATCTCCGTTACATTCGGCTGCGGTGACCGTAACACAGGTGCTTAATGGTTGATTTTTGTGCCGATTGTTGAAATTCTTTGTCTTTCTCATTGTAGTGCCTTTCACTTTCTTGTTTTTGTGTTTGCGACGTTGCCCCAGGCGGTAAAGCCAGGCAAGTCACTTATATCTACGCCGGGGTCGCCGGCAGTTACATTTGATAGTGCGCCAGTGCTAGAACCCTCAGTTAGCGGTGTTGTGCCCTCAAAAAAATCAGGGTTTTTGAACTTTTTCTTGATGTCTTCGTACGAACTTTCGGTAATCGCATTGACTACTGACCTCCTAGAGTCTTCTAGGAGTGCGGCAGCTTGAGCACTCTGTTCTGAAAGTGCTGTAGTGAGGGCTGAGCGGTGGGGTTGTTGTTGCGCGTTCAGTCCGGACATGCCGGTAGCGACTTCGGTTATAATACCAGATAAAACACCCTCCTCAAAGATTGATTCTCTGATGCATTCTTTAATGAGTGTCTTCAGTTCCGATTTCTTCATCTGTTCTCCGTTTCTTTACGAGTTGTTCAAGATGTCGTTCAAGGCGCGATTGATTCTGTCTGCCTTGGTGAGGTTCGTTAGGCGATCTCTGATTTTGTTTTCTGCAACCAAAAATGCCCCGGTAGTGCTTGGCTCTGAAACAAGATCAAAGCAAAGAAGCTGGAAGTCGTCCTCTACCATAGTCATTCCGTTTTCTTGGCGGGTTGACCCGAGACCACGACTAGAGATTCCAAGCTGGACTCCGCCCTCAACGAGTTGCTTTGCAATCTGTCCGGCAGGGGTGTCTAGGATCTTGATCTTGCCCATGACATCATTGTCCTTCCACCAAACTTCAGTAACAAGGTGACTTACGTTTGCCAATGTTACCACAGAATGGTCTGGGTGGTCCAGTTCGCCGGTTGCCCGTCGCTCCTTGACTAACTTCTCATAGTTCTTCATCTCTCGCTCAAGCAGGCTTTTTGGATAAACTCTTTGATTACCGTTTGGCGTGTCTGCACGCTGGATTGGTCCAGCGACAATCAGATGAGTGCCTGCGCGATTGCCTTCGCGCTCTTCCTCTGTGAGAAGACTGCTAGTGTAATCTAGGTTCATAAACTCTTGTAGGACATATTTCTTATTCATATTGTTCTCCTTTGGAGTGCGGGCGCTACCCGCACGGTACAACTACCCCTGCAACACCTGGCGACTGGTCTCAGTCTCCATTTCTGCGTCCACATCCCTATTAGTTCGGTGTTCATGCTGGAGTCCTCCGTCGGATATAAGCATACATAACGCATATGAAGTTCCGGACGAGAGACACCCCAACAAGAGGGCATTAACGATCGATACATCAAAGTTAAATAGTTCTGTAAATGGGTTTAGGAGTAGAAGTAACACTCCGGACCAGAACCCCAAGCACATTGGACAGATAAAAAAATGGTGATTTGGGCGGATTGGCTCTAAGATTTTAGAAAATGCTAAAATCTGAGTCAAGCCGTAAGCCGACAAAACAAAATATAATAATGACAATGTTTTCTCTTTCTTTTAGTAGAAATACCCATACCCTGCAAAGGTATAGGTTGGGTCGCCGGTTTGGTATGCATCCTCACGGTCCTCATAGGACTGAATCTCGCCGGCTTCTGTACTTTCCGCATCTGAGGGGTTGGTGAACCTATCCTCTATATTTTCGTCATACTCTTTTGAAATGTCTTCATCTGCCGAAGTTTTCTTCAGATATTGACTTATTCCATACAGTACGGTCTGTAGTGGGTTAATTGAGGATCCTACAGAATAGGGAATTTCAATCATGCCAAAGGTTGAGGTTCCCCGCGCACCGGTTGCTGAAGTGATGCCAGCCTTGAACAAGAAATATAATAAATCTTTTTGATATTCATAGACATCTCTTTCGGCATATGGCTTTGGAAAGATAGATATTGTCCCCTCTGAAGGGGATATAACGATATCCATGTAATCATGATCGTCTATAATAAGATTGCCGTCCATGGTCCTTGAAATTTTAAGAGGCACCCTGGCTTGAATTGGCTTTGGCAAAGGTCCTAGTTTAATTTTAATTGGCATCAGACTGGTATTCACTCGCAAGTTTTTGAAGTTTTAGGATCTTTAGGATGTTCTTCTCGGAGAGACTTGAGACATTCATTTCTGAGATTTGTTTTAGGACGGCGTTGGTGTTGGTGATCATAGATTCATCGTTACAAACCTCGTCCATCTCCTTAGACCTTTCAATCTCCTCTTTAATCCTTTTTAGTTCTTTTGCTGCAAAGAGGCGGAAATCCATTTCGTTTTTACCAAAAGACACGATGTACTTCCCTAGCAAGTCCTTCTGTTCCGGAAGCATAGTTTTGTACTCTTTGTTCAGTCTATCAGAGAAAGTGTCCAAAACTAGGTTGTCCACTGGCTTCATTTGGGTTTTCTTTTCTTCCTGCTTGGATAGTTCGCCGACCACCTTCGCCTCCATGAGAACCCTGCTCTTTACTGCCACCTTATCCGTGAATATCTGAGCGATTGTGGCAAATGATTTATAATTTGGCACGAAGTTGTTATAGACAGACTTCCCAAGATTCTTGTTGATCTTTTTGATCACTTCGGATTGTTCTTTAAATATTTCTTGAGCGTCCAGCCTCTTGTGGGCGGACTTGGCAGCTTCCAGCAGTTTCTCTGCATAGGTTGTTGCAACGGCATCTTTCTCAGTTAGCGAAACGTAACAGTCTAGCTCGCGAGCCAGGATGGAACCCTTCCGGAAGTGCTCCGCCAAAATAGCCTTTGCTGCGGAAGAGCGCGCCTTTCTATTAGAAACCACAGATTTTGTAATCTCTCGTACAAGAGCTTCAAATAAAAAAGCTGTATTTCTCTTTTTATTGTGCCTTATCTTCATTTTTATTTTCCAATTGCTCAAGCAGTCTGCTAATCTCAAACTGGTTATTTAATAGTATTTGCTCTTCTCTATCCTGTCCCTCTGTTGCGATACCTATCTTAAGACGACCCATCTGAGTCTTACCTGGGAAAAGGTCCTCTCCCTTATATAGGTTTCTTCTTGTCTTCGAGGTGCTTTCTTTGTTCCATTGACCGTTGTTGCTTCTACGGCGAGGTCCGGAGGTCTTTCTCTTGTCGTCCCTCTGACCTGGCTCTGGTTCTGCCAAGAGTGGACCATCGTCCACTTCTTCAAAGTCGTCGCCGAGGTCTTCCTCAAAGGTGTCATCACCGCCGGCATCGTCGCCGAATTCTCCGGAAGTCTCTGGGATAGTGCCGGCTTCTTCAATCTCTGCTCCGAGCATTGCGTCGCCATACATCTCAATCTGCATACGCTCAACCTCTTCATCATCAAGCTTAAAGATGTTCTTATACACCCAACGCTTAGAGAAGAACCCATCAGTAGCAGCGCCAGCAATATCAAACTTGGTGCGCAGGTGCTCTAGCTCTTGGAGTTCTGCAATCTTTGAGGGGTTGTTTAGACTTACCTTGAAAGAAGTTAGGTCAGAATCGCGGAAGCCAAGAGTGTATAGGTGGATTATACACATCTTTTCCAATTCGGCAACAACGACTCGCTGAAGTCTCTGGATCGTTCTGGAGAATCGGATATCCTTTTGGGACAAGGTGGTCTTGTCTTCCACTGCGTCTGCTTGCGCCAGATAGGCTTTTGGCACCTTAAGTGCCGAGAAGAGCTTATCACGAAGATAGTTCACATCATCAATGTCGCCGGTGAACTGACCGCCGGCAAGAGTTTCAATTCTGGTATTGTTGGCAGCGCCGCGGACGGGAATGTAATAATCCTCGTCTACGCTCATGGCGTTGTAACGTAAATCTACCTGACCACTGTCTTCGTCTACGATCTGGTTGCGCTTCATTTGAGTCTTCACTTGCTCAATATATTGTTCAACATCCTCTGGGGAGATGTTGCCAACGTCAATATAGAATACTCGGCGTTCGGGTGAGCGAACAATCCGGTAAGCCATCATTGCGTCCTCTAGGAGAGTCAACTGACGCCAGATTCTACGAGAGGGCTCTAATACTGAAGTTCCGTTGGGAACGTATTTGTCGTTACCGGTAATTCTGAAGTGGGATACCTGCCAGTTTTCAAAGGTCACGCCCTTGTTGCCTTCTGCACCAGCCCAAAAGTACTGAATATAGTTTGGATTTGATGGGTCTGCGCCTTCAATTCTCTCAATCTCACGTACAGGCAAAGGAATGACGTTGGTGATCCCAAGGTCGTCGTCCAAGTCCATATAAAGATAATAATCGCCGTACTTGCACATGCTTCTTGCCCAACCAAACATATTAGACTCAAGGTTCAGCACGTTGAACATAAGAGTAGAGAGAATATCTTTGATCTCACGGTTAGAGCAATCAATTGATATGATTGGGTTGAGTGTGGTGGAGGTCGTAATCTCATCTGCGTAAATATCTAGAGTTGAGGCGATCTCGGGCATGTACTCCATCTGATCAAAGTCAGTGTAGCGGATCTGCTTACTTCTGGCATGGAGAACTTGGTTACTCAACTGCCCGAAGGGGTTATAGTACTCCTTCTTCTTGAAGGCGCGACCGGTATTGCTTGTAAAAGTATACTTGGTTGCGTCGCGACGGTTGGTGCGAATGACTGCCGGGCGGTCATAGTTGACAATCGGTCCACTGAAGAGCCTAGTTAGTCTCTTAAACAGTGGGGATTGATTGTTCCTCGGATTGTTGGCGTTGTTGTCTGACATAGTTTATCCTTTTATAATCCAGCCTAAGTCATGCATTCTACCATCGGTTCCCCTAAACGTTTTGTTGTTTTGGGCTCCGCGATAGCCGTGCTGACCTTCCATTTTCATGCTCATTGTACTCTTAGAGACCGACATGCTAGTGAGAAGTGCTTTTTTATATGCTTCCTCCCGCTTGTTTACGGTCAACGCTGTTCCTCTAACCCAACAAGCAATACTGGCTGCTATAACCAAATCATCGTTATAACTCCGCATTGCCTGCGGTCTACCGTTATGCCAAACAAAAGTCTTAATTTCGTTTGCAAGACGCATAGAATTAATAGTAATTAGTTTATTTCTCACGAATTCCTCAAACTTCGCAATAACAAGTGGACGAGTTTTCATAGACATAGTAAAGCCAGGTATCCCCCCGATAGCTTCAGCCGTAACTTCATCAACGTACTCATGTGTAGATTTTACACTATAATATAGATTTTTATAGTCTAAATCTTGCAGCCTACTCAAGACACCTATTCCAAGCGAATTATTCTCAATAATTAACAAGGCGCTATTGTATTCGTCAGCGATAGAATATAAAAGAGGAGCAAACATATCGGGAGTTACTTTCCCCTGATATTCTGCAACCTGCTCCATGGATTGTATATCAAAAACGTGACCGACGCTAAAGTCCGAGCCGTCGCCTCGTGCAACGTCGGCAACTAATATATATTCCCTATCCGGTACGGGCTCTGACCATATCCAATAGTTTCTGTCAAATCCTGTCTGGCGGATTGGGTCTACGGCTGATTCATACACGAGCCTCAAATCATCACCATGGATCACAGTTTCGCCTGAAGCGTTGAAATTACACTCAAGCTCTTGAGCTATTTCGCGGCGAGACATATTGCGGGTTTCTTTTTCAAACCAAGCTTGGTCTCGTTCGGGGTGAACGTGCCACGGCAGTTTGATTTGATGGAAATCATTCTTGTCTTCTTCTGCCTCTGTATACGTTTTATGAAACCAGTTGCCAACGCCGTTAGGAGTTGATAAGGCGATACAACGTCCACCAGTTGAAAGCGTTGGATATAGACCAGCCCACAACTCTTCCATTCCCTCAACGAAAGCAGCTTCGTCAACCACCAAAAGAGATAACGCTTCTGAACGACCAGCATCGCCGGAGGTGGATGATGCCTTCACCACGGAGCCGTTAGTCAACTCAAACGAGGTTCTGTTATCAATTGATATGTTGGCGATCTTGAGCCAAGGCGGAAGATTCTTGTGGATAGCCTTGATCTTCTTGACAAGATTCGTTGCTGTCCCAAGCTTTGTTGCGACGACTAACACGTTCTTATCGCGATGGAATAGCATCAGCCAGCAAACATAAGCCGCCACACTTGTAGATATTCCAAGCTGACGGGCTTTCAGGATTACGCTGAAACGGTTGACCTTGAAGTCCCTGAGGGCTTCTTCCTGAAAATCATACATATCGAAGGGGATGAGCCCCTTCAGTGGGTGAGATATCTTGGCGTAGCTATTACAGAAGTAGACGGGACTCTTGCCACAGCGGATTACTTCCGCCATCATCTCCTTCTTTGAAAGAGACATTATGCTTCCGGCGTATCAGGGTTCTTTGACGACGTGTCGTTTGAAGGGCGCTTATCGGATGCTAGCTCTAGAAAGTCTCTAAATCTTTTTTCGTGCGTTTGGTTTGCAGGGTCGGAACCTTGCTTGACTGCTTCTGCGTCAACACCGCCAATCTTGTACTGCTTGGTTGCCTGAACCCAAGAGCGTTGACGAGAAGTGCTCTGTACGAGCATGTCGGCAGGTGCCACCTCGGTCAAAGTCACGGTAGACTTCTCAAGGTTCTTGTACTCTTTCTTGAGGAACTTGACGATGTCAACAAAACGCTGCTCTATCTCGTTCTCAAACTTGTTGCGGGGATGTAACTCCTTGAGTTGCATTTCGCCATGATAGCTGACAATCATGTTGTTGGCTGCGAACCTAACTCTGAATCCGTCCATAACTCTAGAATCCAGCACTGGGTGTCCTTCTTCTCTCTTTAGACCGATATCTTCATCCAAATCTGCGCCGTCGTATGCATTGGCGGCGGCTTGATTCAGCCCCTTGATTATGTCTATGATTGTTGACATTATTTTGTTCTCCTTAGATACTGTTCCATAGAATCTTTGTCAGGTCTCCAGCCGGCGTACCATCGTTCTTCTCTTCCTTCTACAAAAACGACATAACAAGAAAAACAAGCCTTAAACCTATTCATATATAGGTCGTCTCTTTTGGAAAATGAATATGTTTTACAGACTGGACAAGTTCTCTCTGTTGGATTTTGTTTATTTCGGCGCTTGAGGATTACGCCAGCCTTTTCCTCAACCAGTTCACTCTTCTTGCGAAGGTCTCTTTTTCTGTTGAGTGCTCGGAGTTGAGAAAGGTATTCTTCCTCTCTCTCAGGTTGCCAATCCGATCGGAAGTCTTGGACCGTGTCCTTACCGTATTTCTTGGCTATCGCTTTCTCAACGGAGGCAATATAATTTGGGTCGTGCTTCATCTTCATTTTTGATAAACGCCGTGAACAATGGCGATTGACATACCGGCACCTACAACAAGTCCAGTAAGCAGTCCCAGAGTGCCACGGTTTCGGCTAAACCAGCCGTTGCTTTCCAGGGCAGCCTTCTCTAGTTTGCCGACTGTTGATTTATAAATCTCTTCTGTTTTCTCGCAGACCCGACGGTCAACGGAACATTCTGCAATTTTTGCACTGCTATTGATTTTGTCTTCCAGCATCTTGCGGAAGTCCTCCTCGCTGAGGAGTAAACCGACATAAGTGTTTCCGTCTTGTTCAACAGCCGCTGGGCGGGGCTCAAACTTAGTAACGTCGTCGGCGGTTGCCGAGACAGAAACCAACAAGACTAGTGCAGCGAGCTTGTTCACCTACTTCTTCTTCAGGAACTTCTTGAGACCCTCAATCCGTTTGGCTGGTCGCTTCAACCCGCTCACTAGTGTATATGTTACTAGTTTATCTTTATTTCCGTCCTCGTAAATTCCGCGGTGGATGATGGCTCCGCCGGTGATGGCTGCGAGAGTATCAAACCCGAATTCAATGCTGTCCATTAAGCCGACGGTTTCGTCAAAGATTTCTTCGCTGCCGACGACAATGCAGGCAGCACCTGAGGCAGTAGTCAAATCAAAGCCCTCAGCGAGCAAAGTCTTCTCTAAGTTCTTCTTGAGAGCGGTTGAGATTGCGGTGTCGCTTTCTAGGTCTCTCACTGAGGTTACGCCCATAATCATGCAGCCTGGTTGGCGCATGATGCTGTCATAATCTGTGGCGTCAAAAGTCGTGTACTCTGAATCCTTGTTTGCGAGGACGTTGAACACGTGGAACAGACCGGCAACGGTATTGTTGATGGTTGTCCAGAATTTCTTTACTGTGAGTTTGGGGTAAAGCTTTTTAATCTTCTCGTTGTCCACCATAATGAGGGGGGCAATCTTTCCTTTTTCTGCGAGCGTGCAAAGTTGGGTCATGCGGGTGTGGGCATTTTTTGCCACTGTTGGAGAAGCAGACTCACCGGCAGTTGGCAGGGATGCTACGACACCGACTCGTTGATCAACGTCCTCAATGCCGATGTAAGTGAAATACTTCTTTGCTACTTTAATGAGCGTGTTCACAGTTCCGCCGCCGGAGCCGCCGGAGACACCTAAGCAGATCAGGATGCGGTCAACATTGGTGCCGAATACTTCGCGGAACTTGTTGAATACTTCCTGTTCTTTGCGCTCAATGGCTGCCTGAGCTTTTGCTTGGTCCTTACCGGCACCTTGCTCGCCGTGCTCGTCAACCAAGAACTTCTGGTCCTCTGGGATATCAAGACCATTGAGATCTGATTTTGCAGTATTCACTACTACTGTCTTGGTATAGCCCATATCAAAGAAGGCTTTTGCCATGCGACCACCGCCTTGACCTGCACCAACAATGGCATAAGTCAATGCGCCGCCGGAGAAATCTTCTATTGCGTCGGTTTCTTCATTTAAATCAGGATCATAATCCTCAATGTCTAATGTAGGGATATCTACCATTTTCTGTCCTCCTATAGGTCCAGCTCTTTATGTAAGCGAATCAAGGCTCGGAGCCTTTCTTCTCTATCTTCTATTTCTTTCGTGCGATCAAGGCGGTTCACAAACACGTCGCGAACCGCTCCAATCTTATCTTTCTCTAGCTTACCATGCAACTGATTCTCTGTTAATGCTATTTTTGCACCGAGGGCGATCTCTTTAATGTGTGCGCTTTTATCAGATGCGGGTCTTACTAAACAGTATAGATAGATCAGCACACTTACGATAAGCAGCGTGGCGATCACAACTCTCCACCAAAATGATTTGATGCTGTAGAAAAGCCCCTTCATCAGCCGTGCTTCCACTTGGCGGCGATGTCCGCTGCTCCCTGCAAGCCGATGTAGGCAAGAGACACTGCAACCCAGTCGCTACTGGTCAGTGAGCCAGCAGCCAAAAATGCGGTGGATGTTCCCCACACTATTAATTTTCGTGATGCCCATTTTCCGAGCCATTGATCTAGTTTTTCGTGCATACCTACAGCACCTCCTCTGTAGATATAAATAGTCGGCTAAGGTTTTATTCGCCGTTTTGATCGCTTCACAAGCTGCACGTCGCGAGCGGCAATTCTAACTGTCTCTGTGCCCAGTAAAATCGTTGCAATCTTTTCCCAGGTATGATATTCTATTAGGAGACCGATCTCCCAATCCGAATAAATCTCTTTTCCGTCGTTGGTGAGGCGACCGTGATATTTGTTCCGAAACCTGACGAGGTCGCCGGTTTTCACGATAAGTGGTTAGGGGCGGCTGATAAAACAGTAACCCCATTGTCAGCCTGAACATACTCCAAGGTACAATAGAAATCTGGATAGTCTTCTCCTGCGAAGCTGATCGTATAGATTCCTTGTTCCAAGACTGTCACCAAGCCGACGATGTCCTCTTCTTCTATTTTCACTAAATCGCCGACATTCATTTGTGAGACTCCAAGTTCTCTTGAGTTATACAATATCTTGCCTGGATTTCCAGGGCATATAGAGAAATGGCTGATTCGGGAGCGCCATGTTTTACTAAAATATCAAAACCTGCCTGATCGGCAGTAAGCTCATCTTCACTGTTGGTCCTTAGGTGCCCAAGCTCATGAGCCATGATAATCTCTAAATGATCGTCAGTGAACCACTCTTCCTTTATTGCCTCACCATCTATAATGATTGTTTGAGGCTCTGCACCAAGGACGGTGAAGGCGAAACCGGCAACCTTAAAGTGGGGGATTAGCTGCTCATATTCTAAATCCTCTTGGGTGACAATAAGCACTGTGACGCCCTCATCATAGGGGCACGGAAAAATATCCATTTATTTGCTAGCCTCCGTAACGATGACAAGATCCTCTTCGTGAACTTCGTATGTCCCTCCAGAAATCCCTGTGAACTCGTCTTTGTAGCCAGCCCAGGAAATATCCCAGAAGCCAGCTTGGGTGACTTTTGACTTTGACAGGACAAGACCATACCCGCCAGAGCCGGAACGATCAAATATAGTATGTTGAACTAAGTCGCCCGGTTTCATCGGGGTGCTCCTACAGTACGTTCTTTTATTTAGTAGCCAGCTTCAACGCACTCATCGCAAACTGATGAGGCTGAGTTGTTTTTTGTCTGGATGACATGTGTTTCGTCTTTTTTGTTGCCGCAAGCATCGCAGACAACCTGTGAGCGGGTCTTTGCGTTTTCTCTGATAAGTGCGTCCATTGCCATTAGCTGAAGTCTGGAGAATGTATGTTTTGACATAAGCTGAACTGCCTCCACAACAAAAGGGCGGGTGCCGCCGACCTTAGACATAAACTGTCCCGACTTGTTTAGGACAATGCTTCCGATTTCCTGTGATTCGTGGTACGCCGGATATTCATTATCTAGACGGGTACCATAAAGCTGTATGTGGTCGCCACCTCTCGGAACCAGCATAACCGAATCTTGTTCAAACTCCTCAGCCAGTGCCCTAACGTTGTCAAAAAAGTTAGGGTCATCCAGGCTGTTTAGGACAAAGAGACTCTGCTCCGTCACTTCTTGTTGGGATTCTACCCTGCTCTTCAAGTCTTGGTACTCGTGTGAGTCAGGGTCCATATTTTTTAGCTTATCGGCTTCTTCTTGTGGGACAAACCCCTCGATATAGGAACCCTTGATTTTCGTAATCTGATATCCATATCCCTGTATCAGTTGGGCACGGAGAATCCTACTTCTTTCGTAGTTTTCTTTCTTTGAATATTCATTTCTAAACGCTGATATGACTGCACTGTCGTGGTTTTCAATGTGACCCATCACCCGATTAAGGGTTGACTCAGCCAGCATTTCCTGACCTGACTTTCTAAATCTTCGCCACTCTTCTTTCCACTCGCTCATAATATCTTGCCCTCCTGTGTTTGCCCGACAGCCTAAGCCTTTTCAAGCACCAAGCCTTGTTGTTCTCCAAGGTCTGTACAAATTTCTGTTTCTGACCATCGTACAGGCGTACGCTCAGTCCACCCCAAAGCTTCTAAAAGCTCTGGCGGTATCTCTATATAGATCCCAAGCTTATCGTTCTCTCTTATAATGGTGTTCCAAGTTCTCTTTGTTCCAGTGCTCATGAGTGTAATCTTCCTACAGAATCTGACTGATCTCGGTCGGTTCAAGTTGGCGTTGTGTGCCGTCTTCCAGCAGAACTGTATACAGTGTCTTGTATTCCTGTGGCTTGGCGAGCGTATTGTTGTATGTCTTGCTCAGGGTTTTGTACAATAGATTCTCAAGTCGTGTTTGTTTCACTTCTCTTTCGCCGATGATCAGACCGATGCCGGTAATCCATTTGCTATTGTAATCAACCTTCTTGTGGTAGCCGTACTTCAATAGCTTCCCTACTTTATCTCTGCTCATTGAATATCTGTCCGTTTTCGTTTTTTCAAAAGGAAACACGAGTGAACCCCTTTGTGCTAATATAGTACCATGGACTCACAAGCTGTCAAGTATTATTTCACTTTCGGTTGCCGAAAGCTGCTCTCAGGTATCCGATGACTTGGTTGACCTGTTCTTCAGTTAGGACACCCCTCCATCCGGGCATTGGACCGTTACCTTTCCAGATACTCTGGAAAAGTTCTTTGTCGGATTTTGCCAATCTGGACCGGTCATCTACAAAGTTCGCAGCCCCGCCGGCATAGCCCTTGCCGTCTTTGCCGTGACAGGCGGCACAATAAGTTAGATAAGTTTTCTTCCCAGGCAGTTCTGCCTTGACTGCTGTCGTTGCGTCTTTCACTCCCGCATCGGATGTTTGCACTGCCTGCGAGCAGCCTGCCAGGGTTAATAGTAATAGTGTCTTTTTCATGATATGTCCTCCACGACATGTTCTAGGATGTAGTTTTTGTGAAAAGCGCCACGCTCTTTGGTCTTCCGTCTCATGGCTCCCAGAACATCATGTTCTGTTATATTAAATATTTCCTGGATTCGCCATATGACTTCCTGAATATCTGCCATCTCCTCTACAGAGGGCTTCTCAATGAACTCCTCTACTTCTTCCCGAAGTTTATCGAGAAGGGAATGCTCTAGCTCTTCGTCGGTTGCTGTGTGGTGTTTACACTCCGAGCCACTTGCTTTGATTATAACGGGGATCCTATCTCTTACGAGTTTGTTATATACCTTAAACTTCTTCATTTGTTTTCCTCACCGTGAGACGTAGATATACCCATCTTGATGTTTAGTGTCAATAGTCATTCTATAATCTCCCAAGTTTTATCATCGTATTCTATAAGAGTTTTAGTTTTGTTTTCTTTATCTAGTTGTTCCCAAAATGCAGGGGAGGCTATTGTTGTCGTCATCTTGGCGAGGCTCTTGAACCATCTCGCCCGAAACACACCTTGCCCCCAAGAAGTTGGGCGTGGGACAAAGAACTCTCCATCCCGTTCTATAAAGGTTGCTTCTCTTATTTTGCTGACTGACATAAGCATACCCATCTTGACGTTCAATGTCAATAGTCATATTTCACATTCACATTCTTTTATTTTGTTCCAGCGATGTGTGAACCTACAAAGTGGACACCGAATATAAGGCGACTCATAAAACATAGACCAAAGACTGGGGCTTTTTAGTATTAGTCTCCATGGACCAAGGAACCACAAAACACAACACGCAGGAATATTAGAGTGTCGCCCACATTTCCAGTGGTATTTTACTTTATTGTGAAACATAAGCATATCCATCTTGACGTTCAATGTCAATAGTCATATCGGCAATATCTTTAAGACTATCCAAGTGAGTAATCAAAAGCACAGTCTTGTAGTAGCCCTTAATCATTTCCATCACTCGCATAAAGCCTTCAAGGTTTTCGGCATCCAACGCTGTGCCCGGCTCATCCATAATCATAATGTCTGATTTTGGTAGGGTTGATACATTGGTTAGGGCGATGCGGATGGCGATGGCTGCCAGCGTTTTCTCTGCTCCAGAAGCCATCTCTAAAGGTCGTGCTTCGTATTTTGGATGTTTGATGAAGATATCTAACTTATTCTTTTCTGCCTCAAAGAAAATATCAAAGTCGGTGACGTTTGCAAGTACTGTGCTGACTTCCTCGTTGATGAGTGGGAGCATCCGCTTGACCACATCGTAACTGATTCCGTTGGGATGGGTGCATCGCATGAATAAATCGTAAGCAGAATAATCTGTCCGAAGATCTTCAAGCTCTTGTTTCTTTTCTTCAAGATTCGTGATCTGCTGAGTGAGTGCTCCATGCTGACGGACAAAGGACATAATCTTGTTCTCACAAAGAGTCAGACCAGTCTCCGTTGTGGTGAGATCAGAATCTAGCTTCTCTTGTTCGCGAATCAGCTCTTCGCGGTTCTCAATCGCTTCTTTATTCAGATCATAAGTTTTAATGCGTTCCTTGATTTCGGAGACCTCATTAACCAACAGGTGAACCTGATTGTTCGTTTTTGCCACAAGCAGATCTAGGTTTGTAGATTCGGCTGAGAGTTTCTGGTATTCCTCTTTGCGAACGGCGTAGCGGTCATGGAGTTCTTCCAGTTCTTCAACTCCGAGGTCTGACAGCTTTTTCTTCCCTTCTTCCAGCTTCACCCGAAGGAGGACCAGGGTCTTGATCGCTGCCTCTAAAAGATCCTTGCTGGCGAAAGCGTCCTTGATGAACTTGCAGTGCGAGAACTCGCTGCCGCAGGGAACGTCCTTTAGGATGCTCACTTTCTTTTCGTAGGTTTCTTTGTTTCGGCTTTCTAGCAAGATTCGGTTATCTAGGTCTTTGATGTCGCCCTTGATCTGATTAGCTTGTTCCAGCTTCTCCTCAAGAGTCTCTAGGTTCGTTTGCCCCAAAAGCTTGGCTAAAATGCTAGCCTGTTTTAGAACGTCTTTCTTTTGCTTCTTTGCTTGCTCAACTTTGCCCAAAAGAGAAGCGTGTTCGCTCTTAGCCTCTTCAAGACGAGCAGATTCTTTCTTGATATTGATGATCTCTACGGGAGCAGAGGCAAACAGGTCGGCGATTTCCCTGATGCGGTTCTTGGTAGATTCCAGTTTGTCGGTGAGGCTGGAGCATTTCTGCTCTTGCTTCTTGCGACCCTTCTTGTTGGTTGCTAGATCATCCTGTAAGCCTGCGATATCCTCATCAAAGTTGTTATCTTCAAGTTTTCTCAGCAGTGCTCGTGTTTCAATGCTGTCGTTTTTGGCAGCGCGGAACTTCTTCTCAAACTGGTCAAGGTCCAAGAACTTGGCTAGGATTTCCTTGCGTTTGGTTGAGCCCTCGTTAATGAAAGTCATTGCTCCCATCTGACTGGACATGCTGGTCAAAAGGAAATCGTCTAGTGACCCAAATATCTTACGGATTGCTTTATCTGTTCCGTTGCGATCAAGGGAGTTCAGGCTGGTTTCTTCATTAGTGGCTGGATCAATGACCGTAAACTCAACATCGGTCTTCGCTTCATCCGTTTCTTCGCCATATAACTTTTTCTTGTATTTCTCCGACTTGCGCTCGATAATATACGTTTTGCCAGAAACCTCAATTTCAACTCGTCCGCAGCCGGCTGTCTTGTTCTGGTTGATAATATTGAGGTTCTTGCGGTTGTTCCT